ACAAAAAACGGATCCTTGTGTAGCCGCGCGTGAGGTTTGAAACCATTTTGCGCGAGGTTTGAAACTAAAAATGCAACTTAAAAACCGGATTTGAAGTGTATTTCAAACCCGGTTTTTTTTTGTTTAAATTATGGTAATTTGTAATTACTGATAAGAAGCTCAGTACGTGTCTTACTCCTGGAATTTTTGGCAGTAGCAATTGAGTATTTTATCAATGTTAAATCGCCGAAAAAATACCCTGGCACCACCTGCAAACACTTCTACGTAGCACGTATGCTTTGGAATTTTTTTAATGATTGTTTTTGCCAATCGACTTTTGCCGCCGAAATACGGAATAATACTCTCCATGTTAATCCTTTAGTTTTGGCAGATAATCTGCTAAAACGTACCGCGTACATCACGTACCGGGACTGAAGCAGGTTTACCTGTGGGCCTCCTTCCGAGTTGTCGCTCGGTTGAAAGGTTCGGGGATGTTTGTGCATCCCCAGTCCCGTCCTCTTTTCATCAAATATCTATCGGCAATCACCATATACTATGGTTTTATCTGCCCTGTATCTGTAAGTCTTTCCACCTTTTGTGCAGATGATATCCCCGGCAGGTACTTGTTTCATGTTCCAGTAGATGATTCGACCAGTGTCATAACCATGAAAAGGTATATCAACCCCGGAAGCTGAACATTTGTCAAAGTCAATCGTCTGTCCTGGGCAAAGCACTACGGATTTTCCACCATCACTTGAGCCAGTCGTTGTATGGTGAAATTTAGTTTCATAGATTGTGGTTTCCACAGGCTGTTTTTGAGGAACTATTTCAGTGTTGGTGGCAGGTTGTTTTTCACTTTCTTTTTTAGAGTAATCACGCATCCGTTTGGCGGTATTTGTTACTCCTTTAACCAAGCCTTCGTCAGAAGCCAATACCGTGGCACCTTCCGACCCAGCAGCTAAATTTGGGGACGTTTCATTCGCCGGATCGTTGTCTGTCGTTTGATCAGTATCCGTCGTTGTTTCTGAGGATCCTTTAATGTTTACTGTGATATTCTGAGTTCCACTTCCTTCATTTGTAAACTTCGTGTCTCCGTACTTCCTTAGTGTTTCATCCCCACTTACATCTGCTGATGAGCACGCACAGATAAAAACTAAAAGAAATATTACAAATCCCGCGTTCAATGTTTTTTTCATGTCAATCCTCATTTTTTTGTTCCTCCTTGTTTTTTCCTATATCGGAAACAACTCTAACACAATAATTTACACTGACAATGCGGGTACAGACCCTAATGCCAGGTCGGTTGCAATTAAACTCCCGCCATAACCTAAGTTCTGCATAGATGCGCCACCATCAAGATAAAATGCCGGTTGATTTCCAGTTGGCAGTTCACCTGAACTGCCAAGATTTACTGGTGTCCCAGCTGCGGATATAAATTTTCTCCTGTTTTCTTCAACAGAGAAATCTATGTATTCCTGAGTATTAATATAAGCATGACCTATATCTCCTCCCCAAAAATTACCAGTCGCAGACGTCCCGAAATACATCCTAGTAATAGTGTCATTTTGAAGAAGGTCGAATAGATCACTATCACTATTAAGAATAAGTGTGTCATTTATAAAAATACGACTGTGCCCCCCAACTCCACCGCGTACTGAGAGCAATATGTGCGCCCAGGTTTCGTCAGCGAAAGTATCGACAGGCGAAGTCGTTCCTCCGCCGCCAACTATGTTCATCGTCATCCTATAAACCGACGAAGTATAGAACGACGCAACTATAGTCCCCCAGACTCGCATATCAAACAGACACCCACCCCAGGCTGTTGATGGTTTGACCCATATAGATATAGTTATGGATTGAGATCCGGCAATAGACATTGCGGTGTTTTGCAACTTACTTGTTGTATCGTTAAAAAGTGTCGAGCGTGGCGTAAAAGCTGGTGCTGGCACGACAACTGGCAAATCTCCCTGATATGGCTTAACAGCTATCCCTTCAAACGGATACAGAGCAGAACTATCAAACAATGCTGGTATATGCTCAAGCAGGAAGTTCTTGTATAGTAGGGCATCTGTATCCCTTGGATATAAAAGTGCTCCTGTGGCACGACCTTTCAGGTAACTTATGCTGTTGGCATGTTCAAACGGAACATCTGGCACAATCCTAACTTTTCCAGTTTTGGGAATGCCAGATCCTGAATCAATAATGGTTACAACACCTCTGAAATCGACCTCGTAACCACCTTCTGTTGTCTTATATATTGGATGCCTGATCGATCCACGCGATACCTCAAAGCCGACCACATCATGGTAATGAGGTGGTTCAACTTGTGGGGCCGCCTCAGCACGTAATTCTCTGAGTGTTGTTAAGGTGCCATCATTTGGCAGGCTAATTACTAAATCACAATATGTGCCTTCATTATCTCCCTCTATAGCGACAATCTCTGGCTCTGATATGTCTACCCCTGCTGCTTTGGCCAATGCAATCGCAAGGGGCCACGTAAACAACACTATCCCGTCCATACCACCAACGTCCGGATGAGTAATTGATGCCGCTCCACCAAATCTGCACATATGCGCAGATGACACAATTTCCAAATCCACTGATTGGGCAATAGCGTCACTTGGCAAGGTATCTATAACAGCCCTATGATTCAATGTGCCGAAGTTATCAGCTTCCACATCATCAGTAGTGAGGAAAGGCATTGGTTGGGCAATATTCCATTTAGTGTCTCGTGTGAATATCCCACGCCCTTTTGTACCAGAAGCGGCAACCCCATCCCACAAACAGTGATCGATATTAGAATTGCCAAGGGGAAACTCTGAGCCACTGCTATCTGTCCCAAAATACAAAGGCCAAAAAGTGTCCTTAAATGTAGGGATGTTATAGAAATCTGTTGAATACCAACACTCAATTACGTGGCCAAGATTAATGCCAATATCCGCTTCAATCGCATCAACAACTAACTCTAAACCGGCAAATGTCCGTTCTGGGTCAGTATCGTCAGCAAGTTGCAATCTACCAGTGCCAGAAATGGCACAATCTCCCACAATAAATTTGGTTCCTGGGGCTACAAAGTGTAACCATTCTGCCATAGCAGACATTGCGGGATTTACAAGATCATCACCCACTGTACTATCATCTACTATAGTCTTGACAGGATCTGACGATGTGTTCCCTTGGTAAAACACTGTCAGATTGTTAGCAGATATGTTTGGGTGGGCTATGTTATTGTAATATCCATCCGGGTTAAATATGTGTTCAATTTCTGATTGACCAAGGAATATTGCTGAAATGGTTAATGGCGCCGTGCAGTGCAATGCACCGCTAATACTCTCTGCGTTTGCACTCTGATTTGTATTATAGGCGGCCACTCCTAACCGCCCGACCCATAGATAGTCCACATTAATTACCGCAAGAGCAAACCACACCGCCCAGGTCCTAGCAATCGGTGTTGTGCCAGTAAAAAGCACATCTCCACCTAACGCAGTGTTGATCGCCTCTGTGACTGGGTTGTACGGAAATGAGAAAGTACAGTTAGTGAAATCAGCAGCGTGCCAATGCGTGACAGTTAAGTTTGACTCCCCTACACTATCAACCAATTCATTACTTACGAGGGCTTTCAGCACCAGCTCACTGGAGCTGGGTAGATTGATCTTCCGCTTGTAAATACCGGGATAATAGGTAACAGGATTGACAACTGCTGGCAGTGCCGCTGGATAAATCATCTTGATCATATCGCCCTCACTTACTCAGTATACCCTGCTGAAACGACATTTTTAGTTAGTGTTTTACGCAAGCTGTATTTCCCAGGGCCAGGCATAAATACGGTGTTATTCATCTCTTTCAACAACACTGTCTTATTTTCACAGGTCATAGGATGATAGCCCCCGGAAACTTTCTCAACCAGCACCGTCATATATTCATCTTTTATCAAGCCATCACACGTCACGCGTCCAGGGCCCAATAACTCAAAGAAAATCACATCTTCATCAAGCGCAGCCTTTTCATTTTCAAATATTGGAATCATTTTAATCCCCCGTTAATCAGTTCTTAATTTAGTAGATATCGCCATAGCCCCATTGTGGGCCAGGGCCGAATTTGGTAGCTCCAAATGCCCTGACACCTGCAAACATAACTGGCACACTGGCTTGTACAATTGATCGTTGCCAGCAGGCCAATTTAGGGCTGAATGAACTGGCAATGACATGCTGACAGAGTTCAATGTCTGTCTGCAGCCTGGTTTGGCCAGATCTGTTGCCCAACCAATACATACGATCATGATCCCGGCAGGCATCACAGAAGAGATTGTAAAAGCCGTTCCACCAGTGGGTACAGCCATCTGAGACAAACTTGATCATCGCGGATCCTCCCAGGCCGTGAGCTCTTCAAGGCTCATCGCAATAAGCGCAGTTTTTAACTGCCAGCCCTCTTGGAGTTTTGATCTGATGTGGCCTTTTCCTGCGCGGATAAATGTTTTATATGCAGCAAGATCAGCTATCGCGAGCATTACAGGCTCGCCGCTTGGCCCTGTCCACACTTTTACTTCGAGCGGAAAGTAAAGAGAGACATCCACGCCGTCATAATCCAGCTCGGCATAAAGATTTTTTTCGCCCTCGTAGTTCGATTGATCGTCAGAATTTAATCTAACGGCTTGTCCTTGAGCGTCTGGATATACCCATCCTGTTTCGATTAATTGATTTGTTTTGCTGTCTACCATCGCAAGTTTTTTTTGCAGTACAGCTACTTTTTTTTCCAAGTCCGACATACCGTGATACGTATCTTTAATTGTGGCGATAATGTTGTCGTAGTCACTGTTTGGGAGTGTGGTATCACGATCTGAGTCATCAATATATCTGCCGTCGTCAGGTGCGTAATCAATGTAATTTTTCCCTGTCAGATCAAGATCGGAATATGCCAAAAATTCAGAAAACGAAGTAAAAACCTTCTCGTTTCCGATCTCATCACGGATAAATACTGTTCTGCCATTTTCTACCAAAAGTTCTCTTTGCATTATTTTGTCCTTATGCAAAAGTTGACAAGTGTACAGGCGGGTTGATTAACCCCAGCGTGCTCGTTTATAACCGGGGTGTGTCCTCCGGCAGCCCCAGCAGAGGCACTGTGAGTATGAGCCCCTGCAGACCCTGTGATGCTTGCTGCATCGTTTGCTGCAGTACCAGTACCGGACGTGATACCGGTGTAACCTGCTGCGCTCACAGAATGTGTATGACTTCCATTGCTGGCAACGGAAACGCTATGTGCATGGCTAGCAACTGCATCAGCTGTATGGCCATGGGTACCAACAGATTCAGCCTCCTCGGTGCCTGTATTACTCCCCTTACTGTTTTTGGCAAAACTGATATCTGGGACAGTAAAGTTACCCCCTGGCACCCCTCCCAGCAACGCACCAAGTTCGGGGTGAATGTCGTATGGATAGCTGTCACCGTTGCACATGAGTGAGTTGTCGGGTGGCGCATCAAGCGGCCACATGAAAATTTCTCCGACCGTTGACAACTGTTTGCCAATCTCAACCCAATTATCTGCGACACCCGGCTCGGACGTTGTCACATCTGCAAGATCATCAAGCAGCATCCAGAGTTTATCGTCATGTTCCACGCTGAAAGGTATCGCTGCAGCACCAGCCTGGTCTATCCAACGGCCAACAAAAGCCCCGGACGCTGAAGCTATATTGGCACTCGCAGAGGCCTGGGCAGCGGCGTTTGATGTGCCCTCCTCCAACGATGAAACATTGTCCGCAAGCACATTTGCGTCTGCAGTGAAAGTATCCAGAGAGGCAACCCAAGCATTTGCTTTACTCACAAATGTTGCATGACCATCTGTTCGATTCGGGGCGGGGGGAAGAGGAGTAATTGGCATGATCGTTCCTTATTATGTTAAACCTTCAATATCCAAAGAGCATTCAGAGTGCCTCGAGTACGTCATTTCAATCTGAAAATCCTTGAAAAATCCATAGACGTTAAATGCGGCATAGTTGTCGACTGCTACCCACACAACCGGAGTGGCGCGCAATTCTGTTAAAATTCTGAACACATCATCAAGCTCGTAATTATTCACCCGCAGATTGCAGGAGGTTTCCTTGTAGTATGCTCGTTCCTCAATGTCGTAGGCTCCAGCATCCTCGTCATATTTCTTAACGGAATAATCGGTTATTCCGGCGCTAAGCCCCATCTTCGTAGTGCCGAGTTTCCGTTGCTGACCGGGAATTATTTCTCCACATTTCGCTACTGATCCAGAATTACTGATTGTGATGGAGAGAGTCGCATCCGGATAGGGTGGAATATCCCACAGAACAGCAGCTCTCACTTTTTGGATCGGTGCAAAAAAATAGTCGTACCAGTCGAAAACATTGGAGGTGGAAATAAGTGGAATTTCCTGATTATAGACCTCCCCGTCTGTCAGATCTGTCATGCTGACCAGGGCAGTCACACCTTCAAGATTCTGAAAGCCGATCGAATCGATAATGAGGCCAGGTGTTATTTCAAATTCGAGCAGATCTGCATGTTCCGCCTGATTGCCAACCGCCTGATCAAAGACCCGCCACTTGTTTGTTGCTCCAAGACTTTTCCATGGTATGGGATTGATGGCAGGATCATCAGATTCCAGATTGTCAGGAGGGTAGTTCCCAATGTTTGCTTCAATAAGGGATTCGTAAATCCTATGGGTTGCCGCAACTATAATTTGATCGCCCAGGGCGTAGGTAGTACCGGCATCGTAAACCGGGGCGTCATCTTCTATTAGATTTGAGCTGGTATACAGGTCATCTGTTATGATTACAGGTCTGATAGCTTTCATTGCACCACAACCCTCTCTTCAGGCATCCCTGCTGAATCCCAGCGTTTAATAGTACGAGACATCTGGCCAGTGTTTTTGGCTATTTGGTAGTTACCTGCCCGCAGATCGGCACGTAGACCGTTGATTGCTGCGATGATTGCAACAGTCTCTTCTCCTTTTTTATCTGCCCCACGTAATTCTACGGGTACGGTACCGTTTTTAAGAGGGATGACCGCTTCTGTGCCGTGGAGTTCTATGGGATAGCCCTGGTCGGGGCCTGAGAAGATGCCCCCGTATCGTGCGGCCATAGTTCCCACACCATCACCAAGCCCCATATCGCTACCGTCATCATTCATACCAACATCAGAGTTTGCGGATTCATACCCACCACCACCATAACTGTCAGGGCCGCCAGGTGCTGTTGCCTGATCTTTTGGGTTACCGATTGTGTTGGCTACGTCTTTAGCCTGTTGTTCAACTGCCTTCCTAAAGTCCTTAAATGCTTCCCGTCCGGCAAAATGTCCGAGGTTATCCTCAAGTTCATCTTTTAGCGTCTCCATGTCTCTGACGTTGGCCAGATCCATAAGACCATCAACACCAAGCGTAGTGGCAAAACCAGCTATTGCACCGACGACTCCAGCCATGGCACCGGCAAAACTTACGGACGCTGCTGTCGTTCCCCCGCGAACAACGGCTCCAGCTTTCTGGGCATTAGGATCAAGTCCCAATTCCTCTTCGAGAGCCTCCTGGATTGACGCTGCCACCATCGAAGTTACCGCAACTGGGCTGGTCATTGCGTCAATTGTGTTTTTCACTGATATACCAGAGGCTACACTCAGAGATCCCCTTGTTGCGGCTACACCTAATTTATCGCCCAGACTGTCAACAAAGCCCTGCCCGAAACCATCCATACTGGCATTTTCGCTACTGTCGATCGTTCCTTCCACAGCCGCAGCGATACCGTCAAAAGCATTACCGGAAATGGATGTGTCGCCATTTAACGAGTCTCTGATCCGTTGTGACTGAGTTTGCGGGATTACAATTTCCCCCTGTTGCAACACGGCCGGGATCTCATCATGGGCAAGCATTCCCTGGCCCTTGTAATCGCCACCCGCATCCATTGTTCCTTCGTGGAAGATATAAGCAGCGGCCATATCGGCAACTTTTGCTGCTGCCCACGAAGCGGCCATTTCTACCAGGATATCAACCAATTTCGCCAGCATGGAATCCCACAGCGCACCCCATACCTGACCCAGATCGTCAAAATCGCCTTTCAAGACATCAAAGAGATTTGATTTTAAAGCGTCCTTACCTTCTTCTGCAAAGGTAAGAAAAACATCTTTCCCGGCTTCCGCCCAGGTTAGTTGATCATCGAGTAACTGCTCGTAGCCCAATCTCATACCATCGAAAAAATCACCTGTTTTCAAAAGGCGTTTATCCAGCAGATCCTCAACCTGCTCAGCATGCCACCGTTCAATCAATAGGCTATTTTTCAGGGCATCCTTATGGTCTTTGTTCTCTTCAACCAGTATTTTGAGGTAGCTCTCTTTTTGTTTATCCAGCAGACCCAGCCTGTTGGTAAAATCCTCCTCAGCGCTATGCGCCATATCGTCGTACATATCACGATAGGCTTCGGCCTGTTTGGCAGCGAGGATCTGGGATGCATCAGTGACTTTTTCCTGTGCCTTGATTATGCCCTCCGCACGTTCATTGGCATCATCAAGCCCCATAAACATATCAGTAGCACCAACTTGTTGACCGGCAACTTGTGCCTGAGCCAGTTTTTGCCAGGAGAGGGTTGCACGGTTAATAGCCCCGGACAGGCCGTCTGTTGAGCCTGTAAGTGCATCAGTTGACGTGCCAGCCGCATCCTGAAAACCAAGAAGCTTGTCAAGCTCGATGAGAGTTTTTAAAATTTCCTGCTTTAATCTGGCCGATTCACTTGTATAGCCTGCTGCTGTAAGAGATCCTCTTGCATAACTGGCACCAACGGCATCCAGTTGTGTTTGCAGATCAGTCAGTTCATTTTGCAGCTTCTCTTTACCGGTGGCGTTTATCTTGGCCCATTCTTCCTGCCAGCTGTCACCAAATTTTGCGGCCATAGCGAGCATTTGCACCCCTTCTATGGCGTTTCCGACAAACCCGACAGCCTTAACTGCCAGCCCGGCACCCTCCACAATTGTTACAAAAAAGCCTACAATACCTTCCCGGTTATTATCGATTGTATCTGCCAGCCCCTGTACCGAAGTGGCAATATCATTGGTGGCACCACTCGTCTCGTTGGCGTCATGGATAACAGATGCCCAGACGGTGGAAAGATCTGTCATGGCCTGGGATACGCTGACCTGCATCTCTGAAAATTCGGCATCAATTGTGGCTGCAGCACCGCTAAAGGCTTCCAGCATCACATCTGCAGTTATCTGCCCATCGAATGCCATCTCGCGCAGTTTTCCTATACTGACGCCTAAATGATCTGCCAGAATTTGTGTTACACGTGCCGACTGCTCTGTAACAGAGCGGAATTCATCACCGCGAAGAACCCCTGAGGCAAACGCTTGTGATAATTGCTGCATTGAGGCGGCGGTTTCTTGTTGAGTGGCACCTGAGATCAGTGTTGCCTTGTTGAGCGTTTCTGTTATGCGGAGCAGCTCACTCTGTGATGTGCCAAGGCTTTTTGTTGCTCTGGCAAAACGTGAGTATAAATCGACAGACGTGGAATAAGCTGCATGGGAGCGTAGTGACAGTTCGTACAGTTCTGTCTGTACAACAGCCAGTTCCCTTTCAGAGTCCGTCACAAGCTTCAGCTTGTTGTCCAGGAGCGTCCAGCTGTCTGCTAAGGCAATGGTCTCTTTGACAAGCTGGTACAGTTTCAATGCGACAAATCCAGTTGCCAATCCTGCCACCAGCTTGGTTGTACCGCTTACCGTCCCGTTAAAATCCCCAAGACTCTTATTGGTACGCTTAAAGCCCTCATCACCCTTTTTTGCGGCCACACCCATCTCTTTACCCAGGATTTTAATCTTGGGCGTACCTTTGTCATCAACTTCGATGGTTATGTTAAGGGTGTTTGAGTTCATTTATGTTATTTCTTTTTCAAAAGTGGACATTTTAAAGAGGGTGGCAAAGACTCATTAAGCACTCCCAGATCGACCCATTCTTCCAGGGTCAGATCATCGGCAGAAAACGGATACCCGCCCTTTTGCAAGGCAGAAAGATGAAGAAGTTTGAAGGTGTATTCCATAAGATCTTCTTTTTTCTTTTTGGGGCAATTGGCACATGCCCAGGCAAGCTTGTCCCCGTTTTCGATTTCGCACTTTTCCTCATCGTCCGGGGTGCAGAGACCTTTCTGCAGTGCAGCCAGGTCTTCGGTTAGTTTCCCGCTACGTCCCCGCTGTCACTTTCTGTAATTTCGGTGGGGGCGTCAAAAACATGGGAGGCAACAATCATGACGATATCGGCGGCAAAGCGCTCAAGCTCCTCCTTCCACTGCTCGTGATAGTTGTCACTTGCAGGCTCGCTGGCCATGGGACGATCCTGACCATCCACATTACGGACAAAATCACCGTCCCGAAAACCGGTAATAACAGCCAGACCGTATTTGACTTTGGCCTCCACCTGCCGGAACACAACCTTGTTGCGCTTGCGCTGCACGGCCATATTCTGGTAGTCCTGGCGCTCTTTGGTTGTTGGGTCACGGTAGTAGATGATAAGCTCAGAGTTTGAAATATTATCCCAGAGCTTGAGCTCGTTGTGTCCTGCGTTTAATGTCCGTGCCATTTTTGTATCCTTTGCTAAAATTTGATTATTAAAAACCTCGAAACGACAACAATTGCTGTCGTTTATGCCGCGTATCCAGCCTGCAGATTCTTCACCGTCACAATCACCGAGCCGTAGGTGTCATCTTCCAGCACCACCATATCTCCGGCCTCAGCCAGCACCTTGCCATTAACAGAAAGAGGAGAATTCAGAACTGAAACTTTGGGGAAGATGAACTCCACCTGGTACTTATGACCTGCTTCATATTCCGCACCTTCACAGAGGATCCGGAAGCCGAATTGATCGTTGTCCAGGATGTGCTGTTGCAGGATGAAATCTTTAAATTTTCGATCGAGCTTCAGAGTCTGGGATCTGGCAGGGCGAAAGCTGGAGGTTGCATAGCTGCCACCGGCTCCAGGAACAAACTCTATCTCAAGCCCATTGCTCAGATCGTACTGAATAGAGTTCACTTCAGAGGTGAGCTGACGCCCTCCTTCAAAGGTTGCACCGTTCCATGTGGCTCCCATTAGTACGGTCATTTCAGCAACACGCAACGGGGTTTCCTGAATCTTTGCAGGGAAGGTGAACTCGGCAGCTTCAGTGGGGATATAGAGCACTTTATAGCTTACAGATGCGCCAGCACCACCTGCTGATGCAATGGTAACTACTGCCGGTGTGGCAGCAGAAACGGCAGTGTATGCAACTTCTGTCCAGACACCAGGTGTCAGCTCAACTTTGATCCGCTGCACATTATCCAGACGCTCTGCATCAGTTGCACCCTGCACACCGTTTGCGGCAAGGGGCAGGCTTACAACATTGTCGAGTGCCGTGACGGTCTCCTCGAGGATATTATCCACATGCTTGCCGGTTCCTTTAATGGAGCCGTTACACTTCACCCAGTCATCCTTGGCAAAAGTGGCAGAAACAGAATCCACAAACATGGAAATAAAACGACGTTTCAATACAGTCTTGCCATAGCGCTGCATTGCGGAGAACGAGGGGAGTGATCTGTCCGTGTCCACATCACCATCAATGGGGGTGATGGTGTGTTCAAAACCGGCACCTGCAGCAACAGAGCTGCATACCCCAAGCCCGTAAGCCAGCAGAAATGCAAAATGCTGGGGCTGCGCCTTGGAAAAGTTAAGGGATCCGGAGGCGGTGTGACCATTGTCATAAATATAATCCGGCTCTTCTTTGCCTGTAGCCTCATTGGCATTAGTCTCACGCCGCATTTCAAGGTTAACTACATCACCAAGATCAGCCATGATCGAGAGATCAAAGGCCTGCTCAGTGTTGATTGCAGTTTCCCCGGTAGCAGCAGATACTGCTGTCAGATTATGGGTTGCTCTGTATGATCTCATTTCTGCTTATCCTTACCCTTACGGGTGGTTTTTGGTTGTTCAGGAACGGCCCAAACTTCAAAACGTTCCTCTTCCGACTCGGGGATCTCCGAGTAAATTTTCCCAGACTGGAACTTTCGTCCCGCCAGTTTTCCATCCACGACCTCAAAACTTTCCTGGCCGGGCTTCAGTATCCATTTTTTCATCTTTCACGCTCCCGTGTGTATTCCATGGTGATTGCCTTCTGGTTCAACCACTGTTTGTTGTCCGTATAAAACATCTTGCTTTCCCCGGATCCAGGCGACCATGCGTATTCCATTCCAGGCAAGTCCAACAGGTTCTGATCGAGTTTCTCTTCGATAGCTTTTTCCAAACTCAACAAACCACCTTCATCCGTTAAGCCATCACCGGAGACCTTGGTCATAGGGAAACAAACCACCTGCAGGGTTTCTTCGATCATGCCTGCTGTCAGTTCCTTTCTGGTGATTTTTCCGTCTTTAATACCGATACAGGGCTGCTTAACCCCTGTGGGGATGTAATTCGGATGCGGAGTGACAAATACATCTCGCGCCCTGATCCCGCCAAGAGTCTGCAAACTGTCCCTGACTGCCTGTAAAAGTTCATTCATGATGGATTAATATCCCTTCATACTGGCGCGTGAGAAGATTCTATCCGGGCCGCTGAGCTGCACTTCATCATCGCTGCCTTCTTCAGGATCTTCATTTCCAAGGCTGATACTGCCTGCCGCAATCTTTGTGAGTAGAGCCACAGAATTTTTATAGCGACTCTCCCAGTGTTCTGACGGCCCTTCAAGGCTTAGACCATAGAGATTGTAGATAGCAATGTTCTTAGCCAGGTTTGGAACAATGGCCGGTACTGGATTAAGAGGCAGGCTGAAACGTTTCCCGAGATAGGAGTCTATTTCCACTCCAGCATCCTCTATGGCACTATCCACGATCGCCTGGTTAATGGCTTCAAGCTCATGCTCATCGGTGAGGCGAAGCAGCTCATCTTCACTTACCTTTTTTTTGAGATCCTCCAGGGTGCAGTACATTATTCAGTCGCCTTTGTGATGATGGCTTCCTCGTGCAATTTCCAAGCGGTATCCCTCAAACCAGCGGAGATGCTTTCTCCCATGATTTCTTCAAGAGCTTTGACCTGGGGAACGCCCGACTTGGTCCAGTCCACCTTGTTTTTTTTATCCTCATCCAGGCTGTCAATGGCACAATAAAAGGCTTTGTCAAACGCCGTTACTTCTGCAAAAGGGTCAGCGGCAAGAGGAGGCTCTGGATCATCAACATAGCTGAGGGTCAGCATGTCTTCTTCCATTATGATATCTAATTGTTCGTCGGAAAAATGATCATCCGGATAGCCTGTGGCTTTTTCAGGATGCGCTATCCCACAGCGTCTGAATCCAGACTGTTTGCTTTCAATTACCCACATATTGTCACTCCAATCGATTGAGGGATGCAGTACACCCCTCAATCTTCAGTTATTGATTCTTATCCCTCGCCGGTGGATCCGTAGCAAAGCTGCCATAGGGAATATCCAGCTTTTCCACGAGCCTCAGCACCAAACTTGAACTTCTTGCGATTGAACACGTCATCAGCCTGAGGATCTGTCTGCTGTACGAATACAGGCTTTTTACGCTGCTGAAAGATAAAGGGTTTCACTGGCCGTGAGGTATCGAGAAGGAACCAGGCTGTATCAGAGGTCAGCTGATCGTTGACCACAACTTCTGCAGTCTTTTTATAGGGATTTGGTTTTCCATCTTCAAGGCGATCGGCTGTCATCAGGAGATTTGCATCATCCTCAAGTGCCGGGGGTACCATGAGTACAGTCGGCTTGACGCCAAGCGGACGACCTTCATCATCTTTGAATTTACGCATTGCAGTACGGGCGGCTCCATAAGAAGCAGCAGCACCTGCAAGGGTGGCAATAACAAGAGGACCGACGCCCTTATTGGAAACAGAAACAATTCCTCCCTCGCCGTCACCAACGGGGTGGTCAGTATCGCAGAAATACTGTCCGTCGTAGCATTTGTTGACGAATGATCCGTTTACGATTTCACCAACAATCTCATCCGGCCACTGCTTAGCAGAGGATCCTGCTTCCTGGGCCATGGGATTGTAAATACCGATCTGGTCATCTTCGATATGATTTCGATCCACTTCCACAGTGGCCTCAAAATCCTCGTTTACTAGGGTGTACTTAAAGGCGGCAAGAGCCTTAACGGTCTTCTCACCAAGCCACTTTTTCATCTTGGGGAACTGGGAGAGCCAGGAGTAATCTTCCTGGCTGGTGGTGGATGGTACCAGCATGGCATACTTCTGCCAGGTAGAGTCTGCACCAGCAAACGCTTTATTGAACACGGTCTTGAGGCTTATAAAGATAGCCGCGACATTGCTTTGATTAACAATCATTTTTTACTCCTTTAAAGTGAGTTTAATTTATTGATTCAAGAAGATTTCCTTACCCGATCTCGACCAGGACACCTGCCGTGACGATTCCGACACACTTACCGGCGACAATACTGTTAACGCCGCCATAGCTGGATACTGTCTCATCGTCTTCGACGTAAATATCGGTGGCGATGTGCGCCTCTGTCACAGCATTGGTTGCAGAATTTTTAAAGATAAAGGCCTTTTTCCGCCGGAGCTGTACATCCTTGTCCCCGTTGGCTCCCCCTGTGTTATCCACCTGCTCTTCACTCATACCAACAACCTTCAGGCCAGCTGCATCAGCTGCAGCCTGGATAAAGCCAGCGGCATTAGCCGCAGCCATACCACCGGCATAGACCTTTTGATTTGCACCCATTCCAAGCACAAGGATTTCGGTTCCCTTGTGTGCTGTGTTTCTATCTTCTGTTAAAGGCATTTTGATCTCCTAATTTTTATTATGTTTCAGCTGCTGCATCTGTTACTGAATGCCACCAAACGTTTTCAAATCAGCCTCATCCACATCCATCATCTTGGCGACATTGAGAATGGAATCGGACATATTAATGTTGTCGTTTTCCTGGTTTCCATCTGGAAGTTTCTTCAACGGAACGACAACGGGAGCCTTTGAAACAAAGGTCTTAAACCCTTCCAGGTCACGTGTTGCATATTCTGCAGCCCATGCTTTTTGATCCGGAGTGATCTTGCCATCTGTAAGAGCCTTTGCTACAATCTCGTCGCTGTCTCGTTTGGCAAGTTTGGCCGCAAGGGCCTCAAAATCTTCCTTAGAGACCATGTTTTTCCCAGACTGTTTCAGGGCGTGGATAGAAGCCACAACCGTCGATTCGTCGTTTTCCTCAATTTCCAGTGCGGCAACTACCGCCTTTGAGATAACTT